GTTACATTGCCTACTACGGTTACATTCGTTGTTCCAGTTGGTATTTCGAGAACATCGGCATCGGCATCATTCTTGATTGTTACGTCGTTGGTAGAGCCTTGCCCCGTAAGAATAAGACCTTCCGCACTCGTGTAACCTAAAGCGGCATCATCACCCGCCGCTGTGTCGCCCGTAGCCCCAATAGTCCCACCAGCGGTAATATCTCCAGTAGAGACTATAGTGCTTCCGGTAGTCATGGCCCCGGCAATATGATTTACACCCTCTACTACGTTTGTCCCATCGCAATACAACAACATAGTTTTACCATTTGGAACAGCTATTCCAGTACCCCCGGATGTCTTTAATGTAGCTGTTTGCCCGGCTCCATTTGTCAAAATGTATATTTTAGACAAAGTTGGGCATATAACGGTAGCTGCTCCGCTTAAACTAGTACCAGTATCAGTGAGACTAAGCATAGCCGAACGAGATTCAGCGGTAGTACCGTTAGCTGTTGAAAGTGTGGCCGAATTACCAGACCAAGTATTGATGACACTTCGTCCAGCAATGGCTTCTTCTATCATAGAGGTTATGTTGGCGTTTACAACTGTGCCCCATGATCCATCTAGCTCACCCTGAGTAGGTGTAGCTAATTTAAGTAAGGTCGTATATGTTGTTGCCATGATTTAATCCTACACACTGTCTGTTATCTTAACATGATAATATATCTTAATCTATGGAGCACTTATAGCTGCCCAATTCGGTGTTTGGCTAGTATCTACAAGATTCCATATATTCGCATTACCTATAGCTCCCGTTGCACTTACACCGGTAGGTGTTAAAGTAGTTCCAAAAACAACTGCTTCACTACCTAACCCTCCTGTTGCTTCCACTCCGGTTACAGAAACAGTAGCATCACCTGTAGCCGCTTCAGAACCAAGAGCGGATGTACCTGCTACTCCCGTAACAAATACAGGGACTTTTATCCCCCACGTACCTGATCCCCAAGTACTGCGCCCCCAACCAGTTAAACTTGACACAATACGGCCCTAAAAACTACGCAATGCGTATAATAGCGTTACTGGGAACTGGATAGTAAAATCACCTCCCGAAGATGACTTATCAGCCCCAAAATCAAGCACAGCAACTGCTTTATTGGAATCAGAGCTATTGTAGATCAACGCTCCCCTAGCAGTCATAGTTGCGCTGCTCCATGTAGTATCCGCGAAATCAGTGAATCCTGTGGTACCACTAGATGATGGGTCAACTCTTGTTAACGTATTACCCTCTGCAGTGTAATTTGTTCCAGATACTTCATTAGTTGCACTATACGCTGTCGTGGCAGCACTTAAAGTCGCACTGGAAGTGTACAAGGCAATCTTGAAAGTATCCCCCCCACTATTTTTAAAATTATGCACTGCTTCCAAAAGTTCTTTTTTGAAAGAAGTACACATTGCTTGTGTAATCGCCATAATCTACCCCTAACTTACTGCTTGCTTAAACTGACCGGAACGATACATATCTTCACGTAATTTCCCATCACCTAGGTTTTTAAGTAACCCTATGGATTGTAGATATAATTTTTCATAGTTAGCAATTATATCTGGTTCGCCCTTCATAAAACGAATAGCTTCTATAAGAGCACCGTTCAAAAGCGCGGAATCAAATTCATCACCAAGCCATGTTGTTGTAGCAGTGACAATAGATTCGGGATAATAACCGTAATGAAGCTCCATCGTATATCCACTATTGGGGGTTGGCCCTAAAATAATAGCCGTATCAGAAAAAAGCGCATAATGAACGGGAACTCCTGTGGTTGCTGGGTTAGGATATGCTTCCCGTACGAAATTGACATCTTTGTTCAATAGATAAGTAAATACACCATCGCCATCTAACACCGCTAGACTATATGGATACAAAAAATCAGTAGGTAACGTTAGATACTTGACTCCACTGGTTAAAGACCCAGTTACATTATTTCTTAGTGCTGTAATCTGTACAGTATTGTATATCTTTTGTTCAGCCTGATCTGTGAACAGGTTAAGTTGGGCGTCTGTAAAAGTTGTTTCACAGATATCCTGTATGTTAGTTTTTAAGTCCGTGTAGTTCATAACTAATATATACCCCTAAGAAGTAGATACTACAACAGAACCCACAAGCCCAGTCCCAACTATAGGAGGTTGGTCCCAAGGTATAGAATGGGGTACAGGAATTATTTGCGCCCGACTTTGGGCATACCCAGCAAAATCTGGCCTTGGGTCTTTTATAGCTTGTGGATCATCTACGGGATACTTCCCCAGACTATTTTGGGGGTGGTCAGGATTCCAACAAGTAGGACACGCTTTAGTACTTGTAAGTATACTATTTACAACTAAACCACGTAATTCCCGTAATTTATATTGGAACCCGCATATATCACATTCCCCTATGGCATTTTTATCTGATGCAAATCTAGCCATACTATATGGCCGCTATTCTGGGTGTGATGCGGAAAGAAGCCTTTTCCCGGTCCTCACCAGCCGCAAGTTCAAATTGTCCTTCATATTCAGCCTTCAAGGTGGGCAATCGAGGGGCTAATTCCGGGTTTTTCATAGCAAGTTGGTAGGCTAGACCAGATACCAAACAGGGGAGAAAGCGGAAGTTCATATCCGCAGTCTCAACACCACTACCGGCATCTTCTACCCTACGCATACGATAATATACAAATGTATAATCGTTGCTATCAGGAACAGGCCACACATTTATACGTGGAGTATCAAGTAACCGTTCAATCCATACCTGTAATGGTCTACCGCGTGTTAACTTATTAGGGATAGAGGAATATGTACTAACACTGACTCTATTTATATTAATATCTGATTGCTTGTTAGTGTCACCACTATTGGTTCGTACCACATGTTCCAACAAATCTATGGTATCGGCAGGGAGGTTGTATTGGAGTGTACCTGTAGTGAGACTTATAGTACCACTATCAATAGTCCACAGGTTAATACCCCTGTTCTGCCATTCTATAGTCAGCAGATTCATGGACCTTCTGGCAGTCCGTAGATCATAACCCGAACGCATCTCACTACCAGCACGTTCGTATGCTTCTTCGGCAATCTCCGTGAAATCCATATTGAAGGCTGTTGTGCCGGATGTAGCCATTGCTATGCTTTCCGTTTAGCTTTCCGTTTAGCTTTCCGTTTAGCTTTCCGTTTAACTTTCTTGCCGGTTTTCTTGGCGTACTCTTTAGCTTCCTTCTCACCCGGCCCAGTGTATGAAAACTTCTTTTTACCTACAACCGGCATATCAAGACCCTTTCATTTTCACCATTTTAGCTTTACGGGTACCCTGACGAGCACAACCTACGCCGCGGACTTTACCGCCGTAGGCATACTTCAACATACCACCACCCATTTTCTTCTGCTTTTTCTTTTTCTTTTTCTTTGGTTTTTGTGCTTCTTCTAGTTTTCTTAGATACTCTCTTTGTTCTTCCTGCATCACTTCTGAAGGAAGCTCATCCGGGTTTGGCCCACGGGTTCCTTCTCCCATCATACCAGCGGGGGCGGAACCAAGCACAGAGCCTACGCCCCTTTCCAGTTTTGTCGGGGTTCCTTCTCCCATCATTTCCACCAAATTACCCACTTGGTATTTCTTAACTTTTTTGTCTTTAGCCATAAAACTAGCTCCTACAGATTGGGGAACGCCAGCATTTGCGGCGAACTCCGGATTATTAGCAACAGCAGCCATAAACTTATGCTGCTTCTTACTCTTACTAGGCATTCCTAACTATAAAACACCGTCATAGATGATAGGTGTGTTTGGGTGTAGAGCACATACCCACCACCTATGAACAATAGCCCATCATCAGGAACATCCGGGTACTGCGTAGTATTAGCAGAAGCTACAGTATTGAACTGCATACGCACGCTACCGGTAGAAGAACCTTCTCTAAAGGTAATAGTACCGGCAGTTGCGGTATTCACAACATACAGCCCCCTAAGACGCATACGGTCCCTAAACATAGGAGCAGCAATAGATGTCCCAGAACCAGCGCTAACATTACCAGCCGGATCGCCTACCGCCGCTATCTGTGTGATAGTAGCGAAATAGGTAGAACCCGTTGCTGTACCAGCATTTGCCCCGGTAATAGATTCAGTTACCGCAGTGGCTGTTTCATCTGTACCCGTAACTGTAAACGAAATACCCGAATCATCCCCAGCACTGAGGATAGTGATGTTTCGGGGTTCATCAAACGTAACCGAACCCCCAGAGGCAAGAGCGCCCCCGAGGACTAAGTTAGCATCGTCGGCTACAGCGGCGGCTGTTGAAATACCGTCAGTATCTGCGGTTGCAGCTTCTACAAATGTAGATTGAATATCAGAAGACATATTAAGCTCCTATGATATTAGCTGTCTACGAACGGAGTAGCTAGCGTGCCATCACCCATTAGAGTTGCATCCACAAACCACGTTGTCGTATTAACACCGAAAAGCCGGATAATACCACCCGTGAGCCAACCCTGTTCAACTGCTCCAAGATCAATAATATCATTAGAAGCTGCGGGGTTGAAATTGTCGGTTTCGCCAACCTCACCAGTGTCAAACATGGTAATATTACCGAGGAAACCATCAGTGCCATCAGTCGTAGCAGTCGCAATCTGGCCTGCGCCGGTAAAAGTTGTCTCTACAAGAAAAGTATAGATA